TATGGGCGTGACCCGGACATTGCCGTTAATACAACTGACAAAGAGGACGAGAAGTTCGCAGAGGGCGCACGCGCACTTTTGAATGCCCTGCTTAAGGGCAAGAACCTATTGAACTGTAAGCCAAAGGTCAAAAAGGCTGTCGGTGTAGCCTTGATGACGAATTATGGAGTGTTGAAATTAGACTATGTTCTCAAGGCAGACTCTTCGGACTCCGCTTTGGATGAACTCAAGCAAGTCACTTTGGAGATCGAGAAGGCAAAGAACGCTAAGGCATTGGAAAATGCCTATGGTAAACTTGCTGCGATTGAGTCGGTTGTGAACGTGTTCGAGGCTGGTGGGCCAAAGCTAAAGAACGTTATGGCCAAGAATTTGATCATCGATCCAGTATCGGAGATGCCGGATGGGACAGACGCGGGTTGGATGGCGGAGAGGTGTTTCATTCCGACAAATTTCCTTAAGTACAAATTTACTAGGAAGGAGGAAGACTCAAAAGACTGTTATTACTACATATTCAAGCCCTCGCACAAGGCAGTGTTTACCAGTGGGTCGGGCAACACAAAGGACGATGCCTACGGCTTGGTTTTGGAAACTCTTGGCGCGGAGACTTCATTTCAGGAGAACGAAGAGGTCGGCGGGTATCGGGCCTTGTACTATACTGAATGTTGGATGGTATGGGATAAGGCAACTCGGCGTACCGCACTCTTTGCCGCGGACGATTGGACATATCCGCTTTGGGTATGGGATAACTATACAAAGACCACAAGATTTTTTCCATACTTTATCATTGGGTTTGGCTTATCCACTGGACAGACCACAACGGTTGGAGAGGTTTCGTATTACCTAGACCAACAGGACGAAATCAATCAGATCAACCGACAGGTGAGCCGGATACGCAACTCGATCTTTAACTTTTTCTTCTACAACTCACATAAGTTGTCTCAGGCCGACGCCGAACTACTCATGCAGGCTATCAAACGTGGGTTTGTCGATGAACAGGCAGTGGTCGGGGTCAAAGTCCCAGAGGGTTCGAAGATTGGGGATGTCTTCGAGGCTCTCGTTCCGCCGAGTCTTAACTATGAAGCCCTCTTTAATAAAGAACCCACCATCAACGCAATCAATCGAATCTCTAATACATCAGACGCAATTAGAGGTGTCCAATTTAAGACTAATACAAATGAAGCTAGCGTACAGTCTTATCAAGACGCGGCTCGAATGGCTGTGGGAGCAAAGATCGAGGTCGTCGAAGACGTGTTGAGTGATTTGTGCAAGGCATTGTTAGAGCAGTGTGTTCAGAATATGAGCAAACAAGAGGTCGAGTCGCTTATCGGTAAGAAATTGTCTGATGGTTGGGAAAATATGTCCCTTGACGAGTACAATAGGAAATTCGCTTTGGAGCTGGTCCCTGGAACCAGCGAGAAGCCCAATTCTGTGTTCAAAAAGAAAGAGGCTATTCAAGTCGCCCAAGCCATTGGCCAATTCGCTAGTGCGGCGCCTATGACTTCCATGAAAGTTGCGCTTCGCGTGCTCGAACAAGCCTTTACGGAGGTTGTCATCAAGCCCGAGGATTGGGACTTGATGGAAAAGGAAATGGAAATGAATATGATGCGGGGGAACTCCTCTGGAGTTGCCGCTCCCCCGCAACCCGGTCAGAACCAACCACCTCCTGGGGTCTCTCCTCCGCTGCCCGGAGGGGCTCCAGGCGGAGGACCTCCCTCAGCCGGAGGCCCTCCACCACCCGGAGTGGGGCCTCCTTCTCCGGGTGGCATCCCGCCCGAGTTGGCGAACTTGCCGCCAGAAGTTAAGGCCCAGGTTGAGCAAATGCACGCTCAAGGGGCACCGCCTGAAGCAATTGCTCAAATGCTCAAGCAGGCCGTTGCCCGGAATGGAGGTGGCGCACCTGCCCCTAGCCAACCACCTGGGGGCGCACCTCCCCGACCAACAATGCAGTAGTTGTGTGAGACACACAGGAGATTAAAATGGCGGGCCTCGACGGTAACGACTCTGTTGGAATGGAAGTTATTAAGGACTCGCTGAACCTGACTGACCAAGATTTGGCCCCGGAGACACCGGAGCTAGATTGGGGCGACGAAGGAGCTGACCCTTCGGGTCAGCAAGAGTTTGAGTCCGAGCCCTCTCCCGAGCCGGCACAACGTGAGCAATCGTATCAAGAGCCTACGTATCGAGAACCTGGGAGCCGGGAGGCTCCCTCTCGTGATCCTCTTAAACAGAATACGCTTAAGTTTGACCCACGGGCGACCTTTCGCCAGGATCAAAAGGGAAATCTCATTGATACTCGAACTGGTGAACTCATCGCCAGATCGGGTAGTGAAGCTCGTATTTACCAACGAGTTCACAAACAGGCGAGCGATTACATCCGAGCGGCGACCGGGAACATCCAAAACCAGATGCAGGGCGAGCGTCAGAAGCTCAATCGTGCAGTGGAAATCGGGCTTGGATTTGAGAAGGAACTTAGCGACCTCAAATCCTATGTCGGTCAGATTAATGCATATGAGTTGCCCCGCGAGGGGTTACTTGAAGCGGCACAATACTATAAACAGGCTCAAACCGACCCGGTAGGAGTGCTGAAAAATCTCCTAACACGTGCGGCGCTAGCCGGTGTGGACATTAGTCAATTGGGGATGGACCCTAAAGGTATCGATCCTCAGGCGCTCGTAGAGCAGATCCGGCGGGAAATTCAAGCCGGCATCGCTCCGGTCGCCCAATTCACCAATCAGCAAGTCCAGGAACGTCAGAACCAGCAGGTCGAGTCCCAATACCTCCAGCAAGCGGAGAGACAGGTTAACGACTTCTTTGGAAAGACGAGGGAGGCTATACCCTTCACTCATATCTTCCATGCAGTCTTACAGCAACCCCAGTTTCAGCATATGTCACTGGGAGAAATATGGGACAAGATCCAGCTTCACCTGATGCGAAACGGGGTAAATCCTAGCCAGCCCCCATCTCGCAGTCAGAGACAGCGACTAAGTGGCACCCGTGGAGGGCAAGCGCCCTCCAGGAGTCTGCCGAATGGGCAGGGTATGGCCCCATCCGGTGGTGACATGAGTGGGAGAGGTAATACAGGCCCTGCCCACCCAAGCATGTCATACGACGCAATCATACGAGAAGTCCTCGGCACAGCCCGCAGGTAACTTGTGTGAGTCACACAGAAACCGGAGGTTTCTATGGTTCTCGATACAATTATCCACTCAATGCTTGACAGGTCGCGGGCCAAGTTGATTATGGCCTCGGCGATCTCTGGCACGGTCAGTGCCTATCTGCACGCCAAAAAGCGTGTGGTCACGGAAGACGGCGGCCCGCAAATCACCAATCCGTTGATCACGGGACTCAATCCTAATGTTCAGTCGATGCAGTACTACGATACTGTGTCGATTGATCAGACCAACGAGTTCTCGACTGTGGAATACTATATGTCCCGCGTCGTGGGCTCGCTCATCATCTCCGATCAGGAAGAGGATGAAAATCAGGGCCGTGCTGAGATTTTCAAGATCCTCAAGGGAAAGATCCAGGCCCTCGATGAGTCAATCAAACGGAAGTTCGCCCAATATCACACATCGGTTGGTACTGGGTCTGATCCTAATGGCCTCGGCAATATTATTCCTGCTGACCCTACTGTGGGCTCCGTAGGTGGGATCAACCTGGCCAATGAGTCGCAGTGGAGGAGTTCGAGCTATGATTTCAACGGCACGCTTTCGCCGGAGAACATCGAAGAAGCCTTTGATGACATCATCGAGCTTGACCTCAACCGATCTACGGATGGGCAATCTTCTCCGCGACCCACGGTTATCTTCGCCGGTCGCAACATCTACCGAATGCACAAGGCTGCGGCGCGAGACAAGCAGCAAATTCAGCTCAAGGATTCCGGCACAGGTCGAAAGCTTGTCAACCTCGGGATCAGTGGAACGACCCATAACGGCGTTCCGCTACTCTTTGATGAAAAACTGGCGTCGAACGATGCCTACTTCATAAATGAGGAGTATCTCACTCTTCACGTTCTGCGTGGAGCGAACATGAAGATCAAGAAGCTCTCCTCTCCCTGGAACATGGATGCCACTGGCCGTCGCGTCGTCTGGGAAGGTCAACTCTGTACGTGGAGGCAATACCGCACCCACGCATACCTCACAAACACCTAGTCGCTTTGCGACTAGGTATTGTGTGTAACACACGAAAAATCGGAGATTTTTCATGGCTGTTTCGGGTATCCTCAATGGTTCGAGGCTCGCTTACGTTGTGGTCAAGCAGGAGGGCTCGGTCAAACGGGAGAAGCACTTTTGGACCAAAGACGGTATCAAGAAGAAGCTGGTAGACGAGGATGCCGGATATTTGGTCTACTTTCCACGTGGACATGCCGTCCGTATCAAATCTCTGGCGATGCTTCGTCACTACCAGCTCCACAAGGAGCCGAAGATCATCCAACTTGAAGGTCTGAACGATCCGAATAGTCCACTGGGTAAGATGTTCATGTCCCAGGACCAAGCCCTCCGACAGGCGAGCTATCACGAACTCGAGCAAATGGTGATCAACCTTGCCGAGTCTCGTGGCAAAATCGAAGTGAACGACTATGTCCCACGCGATCTGGATGAGGACGAGCGAGCGGCTTAGTCCTCCTAACTCATAGGAGAGATTTCTATGCTTCGTGATCGACAAGGCTTCATGCAAGGAGTGAACACGTATGTGCCCGGTATGCAGTTCAGTACTGCTCTTAATGTTGCTGAAGGTAGCGTGTTCTCTCTGGGCCGACCATTGGCCGCCGGGACGCCGACGACTATCAATATTCCGGCCAATGCGAGCGGGTATCTCTCCGCTCCGCTGGAACTTACTGACACCCCGTATGGTAGGAACCTTGTCTTGGCAGTGACTACCGCCCTTACCGGGTCTACTTCCGTCCGTATCTTCGGTGAAGATTACCTCGGCCAGCCTATGGTCGAGGATATCGTCGTCGCTGGTGGTGCGATGAAGAAAGCGTTCTACCGTATCCTTGGCGCACGCGGTATGCCGGGACACACGACCGCCGTAGCGGCGGTCACTGTACAGCGTGGGGCAAATCTTGGTTTGCCGTACAAGGGCTCCATCGAATGGGCCAAAGAAGCAAATGTCTTTATCGACCTGGCTTTTGCGAAGATCGTCGCGGCGGACTTGACCGATCCGGCAACTGCCACTACGGGCGACACTCGTGGGCAGTACATCCCCACGGCGGCGCCAGACGGTGTGAAGGAGTTCATCATCTGTATGCGAGCCGATGGTGCTGTGAACGCCAACAACAACGGTGGGCTTCACGGGATCAAGCAGTTCAACGCGTAACGAAATCGCGTCGCGATTTCGTGTGTGACACACAAGCGAAACGGAGTTTCGCATGGCCAAGACGATTCGAGAGATTGTGACCGACGCTCAAGAGTCGCTTGGGGATGTACCGGGTGCAGGCGTGCAGACATACGCGGACGACCGTATGTTTCGCGACTGCATCCGGGCATTCAACGTGTTCCACAAGAAATTCCCGTGGGATCAGTTCATAAGTTGGTCTCTCGTAGAACTCGATGGAATATCTGGAAAGATCAAAGATCCAGTGTTCCAGCACCTAAAGGACTTCGACGATATCTTCTCAGTTTTCCCTGAGAACTCCAACTTCGAAATCCCGATCTTAGATCGACGACGCAATCCTAACTCGCTTCGTGGAACGAGTGCTATGTTCTGGACGGCGTTACCCACAATCGATCCCGATTATCAGTGGAAGCGTGTCCAGATCATTCCTCCGACTACCACAGGCAAAGTTGTCATTTGCTGGAGACACTATCCCAGAGACTTTAGCGCGGCCGGTATTCAAACCCCGTGGGACTGGGATGATGTGATGGACCTCGATGAGGACATGCTTATCCATGCGGTTTCATGGCTAACGCTCTCTGGTGATGATATCAATGCCGGCGCAGCCACGGATCAGCAAAATCTTGCAGATGATAGGTTCCAGGAAATCACTGCTGGCCTAGCACGCAGGAAGATTACCCCGAACAAAACGGGTGGCGGAGTTCCATATAACTGGTATCCGACAAGTCCAAACCCCTAGGTTTGGAGTCTGCCCGTGGTTCACGCTTTTAAGAAGTCTAAGAAGGCCCGCCCGGCCTCCAAGTTGGACTCGTCCACTTTGAGAGGCTTCGGCGGCGGCTGGAATAGCATCGACGAAGACTTGTCGATGAAGCCGAGTTTTCAAGTAACTCTCATTAACTTTCACCGCACGACGAGCGGTGCACAGGCTGTTCGGTTCGGACAGAAGTTTGTGTGTGACATACAAGCTGTACACAATTCTCCAATCCTTGACGGGATTTATTACAACACATGGAATATCGTTTTTTGTGAAGACGGTTTCATCCTCAAGGTTAGTGAAACTGGTTCTACCATAAGCATCATTTGGTCTGGCTTTCCTGCTGGGACCGTCGCAGACGGTCCACTGATCAAGCAGGTGAGTTTCGTTCCGTTTAAGGACACGTTGATTATCCATACCGGGCAAACCAAACCTCTTGAGATCAAACCCACTATGGTTTGTGACTACCTTGCCGATCCGGTCGGCGGCAATGCTCTCACCCCGATTGGCAAATACGGCTGTGTAGCAGCCAATTATCATTGCGTTGCGAACATTATCACGACCAAGCTCGAACCGCCAGTGACCGGGGTAATCGTAGTTGACGAGCGAAAACAGACTGAGATTTACATCAGCTCTAAGGGCACGTCGGGTGTGTTCCCCGGAGATACCGACCCGAACGACTCCATAGCAATCGATGTAGGGGCGTATGCCCCTGAGGGCGCAGCTGCGATCCGTGGGATCGCTGGGTTCAGAACGTATCTTCTAGTGTTCTTGCAGAATATCACTCTACAAGTCAAACTTGGGGAGTACGACGATAATGGTGCTCACGTTCCAAGGTTCCCAGACACTCTACCACAGTTTGGGCTTTTGGGCAATCGGTCCATCGTTACTGTTGAGAACGATATCATGTTCTGCGGCCTCTCGGGCCTAGCTTCAGCTAAGCGCAATCTGTACGCTCCCGACTCGATCACTTCAGACTTTCTCTCAACTGCCATATCTAATACGTACCGTAAGATTACAGGTGCGCTCTCAAACGATGACCAACTAACAAAATCATTTGCCGCGTTCGACAAGCTGAATAACAACTTCATGTTGTTCATGCCGGAAGGCAAAGTGTTGTGTTACACGTTCAATCCACATCTTAAGATGCGTTCGTGGTCACAGTTCGAGGACATGGATTGGACGGCTGCATGGGCGAGTATTTTGGGGCGTATCTTCCTCACGAAGGGAACAAAGATATTCCTTGGAGGCAACGGCACGTTTGAGGATGAGAACTTCTACGCCGACCGTATCGGTGATCGGGATTACACATACGCA